TCGCCCATGTTGCGTAATATCTCAGTGTCTAACTCCTTCATACGCAATGCTCTATCTTTTTGAGCGAGATTGCGTTGTAGTTTCATGAACTGTTCGCGTAGATCAGTATTATCATCACCCACATCACGCCCCATGCGTGTATCATCAGCAGGTTCTGATTCCACTGGCTGTACGTTGCCACCGCTACGCTGACTTGAAGTACGTGCCACGTATGCTAATGCTGCTTCTACACTCTCAAAATGTTGACCGCTTGCTTGTGACAATGCGTTCAATATTGAACTTGTAGTGCTTTTGCGTATAGCACCTGGGTTTACTTTTCCATCAACGGCATCATTTGTACCCTGTTCTGCTTCAGGGGCTGTATCGTTGCCAACGAAAGTTTCTTCTGTCATAATTTCCTCTTAGTTATATCGTAACAAACGAAATTACCTTCCAGTATTGATACCAGTTAACTGAGTAGCAATAGCCTGTTGGGTATAGTATGATTGTCCAGTATATGTTACTGGAGTGCCGATGCCTTGATCATCAATATCATAGGCTTCGCCACTATCATATTCTGTATCATCACCATAGACTGCTTGATTTTCACCAAAGTCTTCTGGAGTGACGATCTGACTTCCAAGATCACGGCTCAATACTTGTTCCGCGTCTTGTGTCATCAATTCTTTTACTTGTGGATCTGTGATCGTATCGATATATGCTTGCTCGTATTGAGCAACCTTCTCATCAGGTGCTAACATAGCGATGATCTCTTTGACCACAAGGTTATCAACGATAGCATTACCTTGTACCAATGATTTGGCTTTTTCGATCAATGCTAATCTATAATTTGTATCATGTGCTTCGTAATCTGTGTTATAGATCACTTCTCCTGCCCAACGCATACCCATGAATCTAGCAGCGTAGGTAAAGATCAATTCTTCAGCAACTTCCATCAAGCGGGCTTTGCTCTTTGCGAGTCTATGTAATGTTTTTCGTTCCTCTATGATGGCTACGCCTGACGCGATCTGATTCTTGCTATTACGCAATCCACCAAGACCTGTCAATGCTTCAATATGTTGTAAGATATGATCTTGCTTTGCTATGATCTTATCAACATCACCAGTATCGATAGGTATCGCGCTGACTTGACCTTCGCTTGCTCTGACGATAGCACCAGCATGTACTGGAATGCTCACGCCTTTGTCTGCGCGTATGATAGTGTGTGCGAACTGTATGGCAGTATATGCTTCGCATTCTAGTTTGTATAGTTCGCGTTGTGCGTCTACTGCTGAGTCAATATCGCTCACGCCAACATCGATGCTTCTTGGATCACGGCGACCATAGACTATGAATCCAGGTATAGCCATGCCTGCTGGATAGACACCTTCACCGATAACTTCTACGTCACCTTTAGCGACATTCTTACCTACTTTGTAACTTCTCCAATAACTTGGATATTCTTCTGTACCAAGATGATAGCATTTGATGTAATAATTCTCATGGTCTTCGCTTTCTAATACTTTGACATATTTGACCATTGGCTTGCCGCCGAACTGTTCCCACTCCCAGTCCCAGACATTCAATGGATTCAATGCTACAACATATGGTCTACCTAGATTGCCTTCATCTTCTTTAGGCATATCGACGAACACCCAGCAATGACCATAGATGCTAGTTAGATCACCGACTTGTTCCATGAAACCATTCAGGTTTCTATTGTTGAGGTCTGCGTCTAATAAAAATAGTTCTGCCCATTCTGTGTTCTTTGGATCGATGTATGCGCCAGCAGGCGTAGCGAATCTGATATCGCGCTTGACACCTGGCTCAAACAAAACATCGTTGATAGTGTCAACGATGTAACGGCAGATAGGTTGTGCTACTGTATTTTTTACAAGATCGATGTAAAGATTGCTATCTTCACTTGGTCTTTTCTTACGCACATATGTTTTAAACACATAGCCACCTAGATAGCCATACTGTAGAGCAAGCATCTGTTCAAAGGTAGCGTTATATATTGGATTTTTCTTTATAAGTTCGTGGGCATTCATATATTGTTTCCGATGTTAGTCATTCATATCTTGATATACATAGCCTGCATATCCTTCTGAATAATCTTCATCGGCATATTCATCGTCCATGTAATCTTCACTGACTTGAGTGAATGTATCTGATCTGCGCACAGCATCCATGATCTCATTATGCTCACCGCATGCCATCTCAATCTGATTGGCGCTATATCCCATATCCATGAGATGGTTCACGACATCATCTGCCGCATCATCTAGGCTTTCACTGGGAACATATTCCTTCATCAATGAATAGACTTCGTTTACGATATCCAACATGGTCGTGTCTCCATATGTGTTAATTATTTATGCTTTTTGTGTAAGTTTTCATGTATACTTTGTAACATGCCAGGATAGCAATCTTTGTGCTGTCTACTGAACCATGCGAAATAACTTGTACCATTACAATGTTCGCATGTGATGTATGTCTTTTTAGGATACATGTATTTGTGACCGTATTTTTTCAAAACCCTGTCGCTACGATCACGGACAGTTCCTGTAGTCAGATGATGAGGATTGACACATATTTTATTCAAGCATTTATGTTGTATCTCATTATTTTCAATATCGAAACCTACATGTCTTGCCATCACACGATGTACTGTGATCATACCACATGTAAAACGTGGTTCATCTCGTATGAATCCATATCCTGCGTTGTTGGTCGCGCCCATCCATTCCCAACAACCTGATTTAGTCTTGCGTATCCTTCTTATCAATCTATCATATACTGGTGTAATCATTATAGTCGTCTCCTTTTAAACTTCATTGCCCCATACATCCCAATCATTATATTTGCGTCTAGCAAACATCTCAAGTTTATCTTGTGTAGGGAACATCATATCAATTAAAGCATTAATTACTTGAGGTTTTTCGCTATGTCTTGTTCTAGGTACCTCTACTAGTTGTCTTATATTTCTAGCACCGCGTGGTGTAGGTATTTTACCTACTTTAAAACACAATACTGGTTCTGTCTGTGTCAACGTATAATATCCAGGATTTGTCTTACATTTGTTCCAGATAAATGGCGTGTGTACATATCTAAAGCCCCATCCACGACCTAGTTCTATCGCTTGATCAAGATGTGGCCATGTAGTCCACATGAATAATAAACAATCTTTTTTGGCATATTGTATGACATTGATTTGTTTTATCATTTCCTTTACCGTCATGGTAGGATAATGTTTGATAGCACCACCTGTATCATTTTTTCCTTTTCCAGCATGTTGCTTTTGACCTTTATAATCCCAGGGTGGATCGCATAATATGATATCGTACTTTTTCATTTGTTATTCCCAAACCATGTAATCTTGATTATTTTCTTCACCATTAACGATTTCTTCCCAACTAGGTCCGCCTGGATATAATGGACTGTCTGGCAAGTATTTGTTTGCTGGATCGTTTGCCCTAGCATATCTTGGATCCATACCAACATATTCTGGAAAACTCTGTCCATATGTGATAGGGAACAAATGATGTATGCCATATCTCAGTGCGTCTCCTAAGCCGTCTATATGAGCGTACTTTTGCTCAGTATATTTGACTAAGCGTTTGCGACTACCATCTTCAAAGTGATAAGTCTGTAACGCTTCTAATAAGTATTTATCGTCTTTCTTTATTACCAATCCATTCCTATTAATAAAGGAATTACATGTGTTATCAGTATCACTAACAAGAGGATTACTCTTTCTTGAGTTGACGATGGAAAAACCATATTTCTCAAGAATGATACGATCTGTGATTCCGAAAGGGCTTGTCGTATCCCTATTGACTTGTGTGCCTGACATGTCAATGATTGAACTAATGCGTCGTTTCGGAAAGTCACGGCGTATCGCATCAGCGATGCCTTCAGTTGAGCAATCCGGAATCGCATAACTTTTAAGTATCTCAATCTTACCATCTTCTTCACCTGCTTTTATGACTTGCGCGACTATAGCGCACATCACGCGCTTGTTAAAGTCATGGAACGTATATAGATCACCATGACGATCTACTATCTCATCAACTGTATGTTTATGTAGGTTGAAAGTATAATAAAACTGATCAGCGACACTTTCCCAAGCACATAGATAGTCTTGCGCAAACTTTAATGGGCTCAATATTCTTTTTTGTTCATTGATGTAATCTAGATTACCTGAGCGCATCTGCTCATAATTGAAATGACGCACGATGTATTTCTCTGGTCTATCAAGAGCCATCTTGAATAGGTCATATAATGGTCCCGCACCGTTTGGTGTCGATATCACGACCAATCTACCTGCTGAGTCTGGTTGACCTACGCTGGGTCTAAGTCTGTTGGTTATCTCTTGTAGTGTATCACTTGTGTATAATGCCGCTTCGTCAGCGATCCATACGCCAACGTTCAGACCGCGTAAGTTCTCACGTTGTTCTGCTGATTTACAACGTATGAACACACCATTTGGAAATCTTATGGTAAGTTCGCTGTTGTTGATGTCGATACCATCACGCAAATTATAATAATTTATACAACTCTTTTTTAATGGTTCCCATATAAGTGATTTGATCATAGCACCAGTAGGCGCAGAATATATGATATCTTTGCCCTTATGGTATTTTTCATTTGATGCGAATATTGGTAATGCGATGCTTGCTAAGAACGTCTTACCACTACCTACAGGCACGATATGTATACAATGCTTGTCACTATCAAGCATGTCGCGCAATAATGTCGCTTGCTCGCCATATAGTTCTAGATCGACATTCATATCCAATTATCCAACACGATTTCATCAGTGACTTGATGTGGT